ATGAGTTTGTTTCCATTTATAAGAAGTGTGGAAGAACAGGCAATACCCACACCTAAAGCCTACAAAGAATATGAATTTAACTTTGAAGCAGGCAAACTTACAGGGAGATTATTAGAAGGTAAAGAAGCCCTTAGGATGTGGATATATAAAACTCTTCTTACACAACGTTATAGATATACTATTTATAGTTGGGACTTTGGACAGGATTTAGACGAGCTTATTGGACAAGGGTATGAGAAAGGATTTATTAGAAGTGAGGTTGAAAGACGTATTAAGGATTGCTTACTTATTAATGATAAGATTACAGCCTGCACCCATTTCAACATTCAACTAATTAATGACCAACTAAATGTAGACTTTACAGTTAACACTATTTATGGGGAGGTGGAAATCAATGGCCCTAACATATGATGCATTATTACAAAGAGCGCTTAAGAGGGTATCAAGTCAAATGGATACTTCTGAGGGTTCTTTTTTATTTGATGCCATAGCACCATGTGTTGCTGAACTTTATGAAGCTTATTTGCACATTGAGGAACTAGAGAAGAGAGTCTTTGCAGATACAGCTTATGGTGAATACCTAGAAAGAAGAACAGCTGAAAGAGGTATCTATAGAAAGTCAGCAACTTATGCCACTAGGAAGGCTTATTTTAATATTGATGTACCTATTGGTTCACGATGGGCAAAAGAAGAATTGGTGTATACAGTCACCGAGAAGGTGCAAGAGGGTGTATTTCTCGCCAAGGCGAACCAAACTGGTGCAATAGGTAATAGATATAGTGGAGAGTTGGTGAATATGGACTTCATAGAGAACCTAGAAAGTGCAACTTTAGGAGAAGTGGTGATTGCTGGTGAAGATGAGGAAGAAGATGAATCATTAAGGTTAAGATACTTTAGGAGTTTTGAAAAAGAAGCCTTTGGAGGGAATAAACGTGACTATGAAGAGAAGATTGGAAGTATAGAAGGGGTAGGTGTGGTTAAAGTTTACCCTACTTGGGCTGGAGGTGGCACTGTGAAAGTAAGGTTACTTGATGCTGAACATAATGTACCTTCACCTGAATTAGTTCAAACGGTTCAAGAGTTAGTTGACCCAATAGAAACAAGTGGAGAAGGCTTAGGTATAGCACCCATAGGGCATAAGGTTACAGTAGAAGGTGCAGAAGAAGTAGAAGTACAGATAACCACACAACTTATCTTTAAAGGGATAGACTGGGATAATATTAAAAATGAAGTAACAAGTGTGGTTGAGGAATACTTTAAACAACTCAGGTCAAAGTGGAATGAAGAAGATATAGTAGTTAGGATAAGTCAAATTGAAGCAAGGTTATTAGAGATAGAAGGCATTATAGATGTACAAGGAACTAAGCTAAATGGAAGCAGTACTAACCTTTATTTAACTGATGAACAGGTTCCTGTACTTGTAGGTGTGACTAATGAAACTGAATAAGTACTTACCTGACTTTGTAAGTGGTATTAGTGAGTTTCAAGAGTTAGATAAAGCTTTAACACCTGAACTAGATGAACTTAACCACGCTATACAACAAATCCAGCAAAACCAATTCATAGAAACAGCTAATCATGAAGGGTTAAGTTACTATGAAAGAATGCTTAAAATAAGACCTGATAAAGATATGGAGGTTAGAAGGTTCAATATATTAGCTAAGTTCAATTCTACAATACCTTTTACTATGAGATGGCTACAAAATAGCTTAAATAGCACTGTTGGAAAAGAAAGTTACTTACTTGATCTCGATCATACCAACTACACTTTAACGATCAGCATCATGAAACATAAAGAACACCTTATAGCACATCTAAGACAAGAGTTGGAGGATAAACTTCCAGCTCATTTAATTTTAATCATAAATAGATTAAGCCCTATCAATCTATCATATTATGTGGGTACATATATCCAAACAAGTGACACAATAGAAATCTAATATAAAGGAGACAACATGAGTGAATTTAAAACTAAATCCATAACCACAAAAGGAATGGAATTACTTTCAAAAGCTCTTAGTGGAGAGCAGCTAGAATTTACAAGAATAGAAATGGGAAGTGGAAACTTTGAAGGAGACATTGGTTCGGCAGAAGCATTAGTTGAAGTCAGACAAAGCTTGCCTATCAATAAAATAACAAGAAAAGGTAGTCAAGTTACCTTAAGCACATCTCTTAAAATTGAAGATATAACCATACCCTTTGAATGGACTGAAATTGGAGTCTATGCAAGGGGGGAGGATAATGTAGAAGTGCTTTATATGTACGGACATACTACTAATAGTTCCTATATCTCAAAGGATTCTTTAAATGAAAAGCTGATTAATGTAACCGTACTTGTAGCCAATACCACACAAGTTACAGCAGTCATTGATAAGAGTCTAGTCTATCTAACAGCTGAAGCTTTGAAGGAGCATGAAAGTGATGAGGAAGCTCATGGGGACATTAGGGCAAGTGTGGAAGAAATTCAAAGGCAAGTAGAGGGACTAGATGTATCTTGGGAGGGGATTCAGAATAAACCTACAGAGTTTCAACCTATTGACCACACCCACACAAAAGCACAAATAACTGACTTCCCTTCCTCACTTCCAGCTAATGGAGGTAATGCAGATACTGTAGGTGGAAAACAGTTTAATTGGTCTTTTGGCACTAAAGCACCCACACACCTATGGGGTTCAGAAGGTTCTAGTACAGAACAATATGTTTATCAGCCGAGTCAAGTAAGTGTAGGTCATGCAGTGAACTCAGATAAAATAGGCAATGTGTCAGCACAAAATATTGCAGTATATCTTGGCTCAAATCCAAGTACATCTATTATTAATAATCCAGCACATCATCAAAACTATGATTGTTGGGTACATAGTACACAAGCTACAGCTCTAGGATTGCCTGATGCAGGAAATTGGCACCTAAATTATAAGAAACATAATAATACTGATGGGTATGGTACACAAATAGCTATGCCATATGGAAGAAATGAAATGTATATGAGGTCTTCGTCAGGTAAGGCGTGGACAAGATGGGAGAGGCTAGGAGGAATGGGCATGCAAATAAGAGCAAGTAATCATATAAAAATAACCTATAATATTCCGAGTATGGATGTTACCCCTACAAGTACAGACAATGAAAAGAAATCCCATCGTAAGATCGCATTGCCTTGCACAAGACTGCCTAAATTAAATGGTTCGGCTAGAATTAAGGTGACAACTACTTGGAGTGGTACAACCAAATCCAATGCATCAGCAGCAGGGAAAGCAAGTGGGTATTGTGAAATATTCCTAACAGCCTCTACCTTTCTAACAGATAGTCATAGCGTTAAAAAATCATTTGCTGATGCACCAGTGGGTACAAGTTTAGAGATAACACAGAATCAATCCTATGCAAAATCCCCCAATTTGGCAGGTTTTATAACAATTGGTCTATCTGCTATAAATGATAACGGTTATGCAGAAGGGATTCAAACGGTTCAAGGGGGAGGCGCATTAAATGGTACATTAACACAATGTGGTGATGTTTGGTTTAATGATGAATCGGTCGATATGATGATTGTACCAACTTTATCACCACCTGGCTGGACTTCTTTTACTAAGCTTACTATGTCAGGTAAGGTAGAGATTTGTTATGACGAATTGAATGTATAAATGAAAGAGAATGTTAGACACTTAAGTTGCAATGCGCTTAGGTGATTTTTTATATCGAGAAAAGAGGTGACAACATGAATTTTACAGAATTACTACAGACCTTTGGCTTTCCAGTAGCTTGTGTGGCTTGCCTTGGATTTTACATTGCAAAGGTACAGGCAGAACAAAGAGTAGATTCGAAGGAACGAGAGGAGAAGCTACTTACACAGCTAGGAGAAATGTCAGCTACTAATAAGATGCTACTTGAAACCAATGCAATATTAGCAAGAGACATTAATACAAAACTCGATCAGATTGTGCAAAATATAAAACAGTAAGAGAGGTACATAAGATGCAAATCAAAGAAATGTTCATTACACCAAACCCATATAGTAGACCACAGAAGAAGATAGGACAAATTAAAAATATCGTTATCCATTGGATTGGCAATGCTGGAACGACAGCAGAAAATAATGCGAAGTATTTTGATGGATTAAAAGTAGGAAAAAAGAATTCAACGGGTGACTACATCTACGCATCATCCCATTACATTATAGGCAATGATGGTGTGGTAGTAAGATGCCTTCCGGAAAGTGAAGTAGCCTATCATGCAAGTAAGGCTAATAGCTATTCTATAGGTATGGAGATATGCCATCCTGATTGGTCAGGAAAGCCTACAGAAAAGGCGTATGACAGCCTTGTTAACCTATTAGTAGAATTGTGTAGAAGATATAAGTTAGAGCCCACACAAGCCATTATTCGCCATTATGACGTAACAGGGAAGGTATGTCCTAAGTATTATGTAGAAGATGTGGGAGCATTTAAGAGGTTGAAGGAAGAAGTGAAGGGCAAAATGGGTGAGGATAAAGAACTTGTGAAGGCTGTGAAAGTATTGCAGGAGAAGGGTATTATTAGTAGTCCTGAAGTGTGGATTAAGGGGAATTATACAAAGGATAATGTGAGGTCATTAGTAATAAAAGTGAGCTCTTATGTTGATAAAATATAGAATTTACAAATAATTGTTATAGGGTTATACTAAGATCAAGATATAAGGAAGTAGGGTTCAGTTTCTAGAATAGGTATTTGCAAGGGGGAAGTAGTATGGAAGAATTTATGTTTAGTTTAAAGGACGGTAAGGAAATATTTATGCGTTATTTTAATGCTTTAAAAGAAGCTCCTACCATCCTATATTTACACGGTGGGCCAGGTATGCATTGTGAAGACTTCCATTGCGCTGCGCATCATTTGTCAAAATCATTTAATGTGATTATGTTTGATCAACGAGGTGTAGTAAGATCTCAAAAGATTTACAGTGACGAGGAATTGAATGTTCAAATGTTAGTAGATGACTGTGAATATATACGGGAATATTATAATATTGATAAATGGATTCTATTAGGTCATTCATTTGGAGGATTGCTTGCATTACTGTATGCATATCAGTATCCAAACTCAATACAGGCAGTAATCTACGAAAATTCTAATTGGGGTACTATTGATGCTATTCGAACAATACACAAAAATACTATAAAGGTATTATTAAAACATGGCTATAATGAATTAGCTCATATGATAGAAGAAAAACTCACAAGCTCTAATGATGTAACAGAACTTGTTAACTTGCTGGGACAGATACCTCAAACTATTTTAGATGAGGTATACTATAACAAACCTTTAACCGAGGAGGTTAAGAAATATTGGTTATTAGGTAATGTTGATGATACACAATGGGAAAGTAGTAGAATTCATAGAGATAAAATATTAGAAGATGAGGTTAACAACAAAAGTTTTTTACCTTATTTAAAAATGATTAATTGTCCATCTCTGTTGATAAAAGGAGATAAAGATCCTGTTATGAGCAAATATTCGGCAGAGTACTTTCTCAATTATTCTCCCAATAGTAGGATTGAAGTAGTAAAAGATTGTGGCCATCTTGTGCATACGGATCAAGTAGAAAATTTTTGTGACATTATAATTAACTGGTTAAATGAGATATCTTTCAACTAAGCAATTAGTTATTCTATTCATGCAAAAAATAAAAAAGACATCAATAATATAATTCAATGTGCCAGCCATCAAGGTTGGCCTTCTTTTTTTTACACCAATTCTTTATCCACACCCCTACATTTATTCTTCCATCCCCTATCCTATATATTTCCTACCCCTTAGAACTTTTCTTCTAGGGGGTTCTTTTTTATTTCCAAGGGGGTTCCATGAAAACAGGGAGGGGGATATAAGGATGTGAGGATAAATAATATATTTATAATAAAGCTTATAATATGTTTTATAGTATCGTTATTGTTAAAGAAAGAGAGTAGGAAGAATGAGGACAATAAAAAACCACCATATGGTGGCTATTTTTTTGACTTTGATTTATTTTTTACATAATCTTCAACGAGAAGAGCAACTTGGCTAGATACACTTCTTTTTTCTTTTTTGCAGATTTCTTTAAGTTGTTCATATATATTCTTATCAAGAACTACTGATGCAGATACTTGAGTTTCTTTGTCGATTGCCATCAAATTACCTCCTCAAATTTAGTCAATATCTATATTTTAAATGGTTTTACACTATGTGTAAATAATTTTAATTTAAAGTTAGAAACGGTTATTGACAGTTAGAAACCTTTAAGCTATACTACACTTACATCTAGGATATACAGAAAGGAACCACATCATGCAAAATACATCAACCCAACTGGAAGGACTTTGGATAGACATTAACATCCTCAAGGATTCCAATTTAACACTTCAAGAAAAATTTACTCTAGCAATCATCAAAGCATTAGACAAAAGCAATGGTTGCTTTGCATCAAACAAGTATTTTGCAGAAATCCTTCAAGTAACACCTAAACGAGCAAGTGATATTATTCAATCACTCATTACCAAGAATTACATAACCTCAACCCTTGAGGACAACTATAAAAGAACAATACGTGTGGTAAAGAATGAGCCACAACAAGAAAATATTGAAGAGGAGGCACCTCAAGAACAACAAGAACTATCAACCACACCACCTAAAAAGAAGCCACTCATGTGGAAAGGCTTCGACCTTAATAAGATGGCTGAGGATGCAATCGAAAGACTTAAAAAAAGATTCCCTGAGCTAGAAGCTTTCCTAAAGGGGGAGCCTATAGATCAAGATCAACCCACTCGCTTTAGAACGAATGAAGAACTGGCAAGCACTTATAGGGAAGTACCAACTGAATGGTGTGGCGTAAGTCAACTACAATTTACATAGAGGTAAGCAACATGGAACGATTAAGCATAGCTATACCTAGTGACATGAAAAAGCAACTAGGACTTATGGCAAAGGCTAATTTTAGAAACCTAAATGGTGAGATTAATAAGGCCTTAGATGATTATATAAGGAAGAATGGTGTAAGTGTGGTAGAAGATGCACCAAATTGGTGGGAGTGCGAGTCAAAAGAGCAAGAATGTCAACCACAGCAACACCTAATTGAACCAATCAAGCATCAGCAAGAACCCATAGTACACCAAAATGCATCGATTATAACCACACTACACAACAATGATGAAATAGAAGAATTTTAA